CGCCAAAGAGTCCAAAAGTACTAATTGCTAATAATTCATAAACCTTCATGACCGCTGGATTGAGATCGTTTGCAATTTCAAAGTCTGATACTTGTTTTCTTAAGGCTTCTGTAGTTGTTAGTAGTCCAGTTATAAAACCTTCATTTACCTTATTAAGTTGAACTATATTATCTTTATACTTTACTAATCCCTCATTTGCCAATTTAACCCTTCTATCTAAAAGTCCAAATTGCTCGTCTGCATTCCGAGTTGATTCTGCTAAAGCTTGTTGTTCTTTACTATTAAAACCAAATTGCTCTGCTATTTTTTGTATTAAAGGAAGCAATAAAAATAAAGTTGATATCAAACCGCCATATTTTTCAAAAAGGTTTTGAATACCAACAGCTAAACTTCCTAGAAGTCCTTTTGCGACTATTACGGCTTTACTAAATATACTAAATTTAACACCTAATTCAGCAGCTTTTTGGGAAGCTAAACCTAGTTCTATATTAATTGATTTAAATGCTGCGTTTAATCCTTGAGTTTGTGCTGTATTTACAATGTTTGCTACAGCTTCAGCTCTTAATGCTTGTAGTCTTGCATTTTGTAGTTGAGTTTGCGTAAGACTTTCTTTTGCAACTCCTAAACCTCTTGTTGTTCTTATTTGTTGCTCTTTTTGTAATATTTGCTCTAATATAACTTTTTCTTGTTCTAATAAAGCTTTTTCTTTTTGAACTTGAGCATTGTTTAATCTTTGTTTTCTACCTCTAGCAGAATCAATATCAGCTAGTCTTTGTTTTATGATTTGTAATCTAGCATTACCCTGCACTTCTGATTTGAGTAGAGCTTCTTCTAAAGCTGCTGAAGCGTCTCTTCCTCTAACTCTTAATCTTGCAGGTGATTGATTCTGCGCTCTAATTCTAGCAGCTTCTGCTTGTAGTTTTTCTTTCTCTTGTTGTAAAAATTGTTTGTGTAAAGCAGCATTTTGTGCTCCTCTCTCATTAGCTAAATTTTTTGCTTTTTCAGCAGCTTTTTGTGTTGCTGCAGCATTTGCAGCAATAGATTGAGTAAATGCACCAAAAGCTGGAACAGCTAATCTTACTAACGCTCCTGCTAATGCTATAAATACAGTTGTAAATATAACTTTATTTTCTGCTAGTAAGTTTACAACTGGCTTAATTGCTCTGTTAGCAAAATTTAATAATGTTTGAGTAATATCTGCAAAAGTAGTTGCTAATTTAGCAAATGGATCAGTTTCAACTTCAGAAAAAGCAGAGAACTTTTTCTCACCTTGTTCAATTGCTTCATTTAAAAATGCTTGTCTTCTTTGAAACTCTGTCAAGTCTCCAACAGCTACACCTAAATCAGCAGCATATTTACTTGCTGCTTCGTTTACACGAACAAATAAACCAATTTCATCTAAGAGTTCAGGTTCTACTTTAATAACCCCTCGGAATATTCTATCCAATGCATCTGGTAAGTTTCTACCAAGTGATATAGCAGCATTTGTTGCCACTTCTCCTAGTCTTTGTATTTCTTCAGAGCCGAATCCTGCACTTGTAGCAAGAGAAACTGATCTTAAGGCTTCTGCATATGAAAGACCAAATCTTGCTGCTTCTTGTAGGTCTCTTGCTGTTGCACGAATAGATTTACCACTAACTACTTCTAGTTGTTCTATGGATTCAATTAAAGTATCTATCTGTGCGGAACGAGCTAAGATACCAAAAGCTGCACTAAGTGCAAAAACGTTAGCAGCTAGTAACGCATAGGCACGAACCAGACCACCTGATCCGCCTTCTCCACCAATGCTCTGCTGCATTTTAGAAAAATTCTTAGTTGAGTTTGAGGACATACCAGCAACGCCTTTCTCAGTTCTCTGATATTTATCTCTAGTTCTAGTTAATTTTTCCGTAGACCTATTTAATTTATCAGTTTGACGTGCTGATTTCTCGGTATTTTTACCAAGTTTTTCGGTATCCTTAGCGACAACCTTTACATTTTTTCCTTTAACTTGTATTTCAAATACAGCTGTTACTTTTTTACTTGCCATTTTACTTACGTTTTAACTTATCGTACTCTTTTTTCAATCTTCTTTGAGATTCTTCTATATCTCTGCTTTCCATCATAATGCATACTTCATGTGTAAAAGTAGGATTATCAATACCATATAAATCTAATAAAAATTTAAAATTAGTATAATCTTTACCAATAAAGCCTACTTCAGCTCCTACTCGCGCTCCTAATTGATTATAAATATTAACAGCGTCTATTACACATTCGGGAAAGTCTTCCCAATCTACTGGGCATTTCTCCCAGTCGGGTTCTTCACCCATCTGTTCCATCATTTCCAAGTATTGATTCTTGGTCATGCCAACATCTTGATTATCAAGTTTGACTTTTAACTTCTGGAACAACTTTTCTTTGTTCTGGGCTACGAAAATTGTCTAAATCAAAGACTACCTCGTTGAGCCAGTTATCAAATTCTTGAGAGTTTTCAACTAATGTCTGTGCATTCTCTGATGAATATTCCATCATTGTTTCTGGGTCTTGTCCTTTTAAATCAACTAAGATTAAATCTTCTAAGTACTTAAGTTTTAATCCTTTCCAACCTTTTATAGTTGCTCCAGAAAATTCTTCAACAAATTTATTTTCATCAAGTATTTCTTCAAAAACTCTAGTTTTTCTATTGAACTTATTTGTAGTACATCTTTTTCTAAGATTTACTAATTCTTTTCTAGAAAGATTTGCTAGTTCAACTTCAAATCCGTCTAAACCTGGGAATTCAACCCAAGCAGTTTTTATATCTACTAATAGTGATTTTAATTGCATTTTTTCTCCTTATACTGTATTATATGTTATGACAGTTGCTAAATTAGCAGGGCTGTCTTTTAATCTAAAATCAAATGTTTGCGTCATCACTTCTGTTACTTGTAGTCTTTTCGTAAATATACAACCTGTTAAATTTGCATCTAAGTGGGTTGATCCATCTACTAATGTTTTTAATCGGAAATTATCACTAGTATCAAACTCTTGAAAAGTTCCAACATTATTGTCTGTAAGATACTGAACTATGTTTCCTGAAACAACTCTATCATTTAAAGTATGCTTATTAGGATACATTGCAGTACTTGCATTTGTAACTGAAAGACTATCTTGTAGATTTTCAAAAGCTGTCCAAGTTGCGTTATTTTGGACACTTAAAGTTCCAGAAACTAAATTAGATATATCTGAACCGTTTCTTTCTAAATCTAGTATAGAATTAACTGCTGTTCTAGTGGAAGGCTGGGAAGCCGCGCTACCAGGAATGGTAAAAGACTCATCTCCTGCTCGTGTAAGCTTTTTGCTCTGTCCACTTATATTTAATTTAGTAATAGTACCTCTACCAAATTCAAAGTTTCCTTCAGTTATTATACAACCCTCTAATTTGAAAGTTGCATTATTTGACTGCACATACAGATCAAATTCATTCATCACATCATTTGTAGTAGTTAGTAATAACTCTAAAACAATGCTTTCATGTTTCTCTTTAGTTAAGTGAACTGCAAAGCTAAAATTTGCAGGATTTGCTTTCGTTATACTTGAACCTTGAAACATTTTTGTCTGATCATGTAAAGTCTTTACTTGATATGCATCTTCCGCAAATGTTTGGTTAAACGAAAGGTCGGGAGTCGCATATATTCTATAACGACTCCCGTTGTACACAATGTGTACTGTACTTTCTCTAAGAAAGTTAAAACTCATTACTGACTTCTATCAGTGCCATAAGTAGCATCATTGTGTGAAGTGCTACCTTTGTATTTGATAGTCATCTCGTCTTTATTAGATAGAGATGTGCCAAGTGCAGTAAATTCAATTGTGGTTGAAATAATATCTGCCACATCAATTGTTGGTATAGATACATGAGCTTGTGGTAAATCCATTTCTGCATTTGGTGCAGATGCTCCACCCATGAACAAACTCATATCAAATGAGTTAGTAACAAGGTTTGTAGCTCCCTGTAAATCTTTTAACAATTGGTTTGATCCATTGGACTTAGTATCAAGGTAACAAGTTAGAGAACCTGTTATTGCTCTTGAACCAGTAAATGAACCGATTGACTTATCTACAATCCCCAGAGTTTCTGGAGTTAAATAAGTAATATTATTAGCAATTGTGATACTTCCACCAGTAATTGCTATGTCATAAGTTCTTGCATCAAGACCGCCTGAGCTTGCGCCCCCGCCTTGTGCACTTGCTGATAAGGTTAATGTTGAAAGTTTATTTTTCAAATAATCTGCGTCATCAACACCAGTAACATCAACGTAGTTTAGTGCTTCTGCAAAAGACTCGGAAGCATTTGCTGAGTAAGCTCTAACTGCATCACTGTTAGTTGAACTAAATACACAGTTTGGATCCTCAATTGCATCAGAAATCTGATCAATAGTTGTACAGTTTCCTGACCAAGTAATTGTTCCAATACCGTCTATTGAAAAATCAATCTCTGCTTGGTTAACCTGACATTCGTTTAGTCTATAAGTTGTATTCTCAAGAACAAAGTAGATTTGGAATTTCATAAGTTCATGAACATTTGATTCATTAAAATCAACTAAATAATTAGTACTGTTTGTTGTAACAGCTGCTCCTGAACCTGAATTAATTCCCTCTAGTTCTGTACCTGCTAATGCTGACCATAAAATGTTTTCAACTGCATCGTGATCATTATTTGTACCCCAACTATTAGCTGAGTGTTTGTAAGGTCTAACATAAGTTTGGAAAGACCACTCACCTGCGTCAAGAGAGTCATTAAATCTTTTTGATCCTCTAATCGGTGCTGCACCAGCTTCTGTAACAGAAACATCAGTTGTACTGTTTGCCTGTGAGAATGAGTATCCATCTAACACACCAATTCTGAATGTATTAGCGTCTGTACCATTACCTTTAAACAAACCTAATGCTGATCTTGCACCATCTGCTGTTGTTGTTCCACCAACTCCTGCAGAAGCATCTACTGTACAAGTAACGTTTCCAGATATAGTTGCACTATTTCCTTCACCTTTTACGTTTCCGCCAGCTGCAAAAGTAATAACATCACCATTAGCATGTCCACTACCTCTACCATTGTTTGGAATAAATATTTGAGTAACTGCACCACTTGATACAGCAGCAACTACGAATCTTGCGCCTGATCCTGAACCATCTGTTCCAGATTGTACAAGAATATCGCCAACTTCGTAACCACTAGTACCACCAGTAGTTAAAGCAGCTTTTGTAATTCCACTACCACTAGCATGAACGCCATTAACTTTACTTAGATAGACTTTGGTTTCTCTAGATAAATTAAGTGCCATTTTTTTCTCCTATTCACTTCGGAAAGGGTCTAAGCAAGATGATTATCTGCTACGCCGTTTCCTAATATCGTACTTCAATAGCCATTTCTCCTATTCCTAAAGGTTTTATTACTCCTTCATCAGTCGTTAAATTTAACACTGTTAGCTGAGTAATAGCCTGACTAGGTGAAACGCTATCATCATACACCATTGCATCATTATTATCTAATACATTTTCTATATCTTCAAATAGTAATGCGAGTTCTTCTTGGGCATCATCTTCATTTTTAACGTATGCCCTAATTGTTAATGTTAAAAATCTCCATTTAAAATTGTCAGGAAGATATTCACGAGTTTCATCTCCTGCAACTACACATACTTTCGGATATTGTTCTATTTCGTCCAAAAATATCATGTTCGCTTTTACATTTTGAAAAAGATTTATAGTATATGGGTGCGAACCATCAATCTGTTTTAGTTTTTCCACTAAAGCATCTACAATCTTTTTTCTTTTTGTTCTATAAATTGCCATTACATTTTCCTAAGTGTAAATTTTTGTGCAACTTGTTTAGTAGCTAGTTCTCTTATACTCTTAGTAATAAGTGGTTTAGGATTATATCCTAGAGGCCATCTTGAGCCATCTTCAAACGTTTCATATGGAGCATACATATATGAGTACTCTCCTATAATTGTTTGTCTGCCTTTAACTAATGTTTCTAGTCTTACACTATTTGCAAATCTGCCTGTTCTATTCTCTAATGCAGGTCTTCCCATATTTTGTTTTACTTTTGCAGGAAGTAACCTATTTATTGTTATTCTTAATTCATTTAACTGTCTTTGAACACTAACATCTTTTCGTGTTTTTGCTCGGGAATCAATTGCAGTTCTCGCTTGTGCCCCTGCTATTAATCTCTGCATCTCAGACAATTTAGAATCAAAT